TACGGCAACGTTGTCGAGCATGAGAAACCGATCACGTTTTACTTTGAACAGATGGAGGGCAAGAAGGATGGCAACGAAACGAGTATGTGACCGATGCGGGGCGGAGATAAACCCCACAAGCTCTGCGACGTATGTAAACATACGAAGCGCGTTCCATGAGGAATCACCTGATATTGAGCTTTGCTGCTCCTGCGCGATGCAAATCAAAGAATGGCTTAAGTCGCGTGTAGAGGAGGGCAAGAAGGATGACTGAAAAGTATATCAGCAGCGCGTGGCTGCTTGAAACGATAGAAGATTACAAGAACATCAGCTGCTGGAATACCGATGTCTTGGATGCAGAAACGATCACGCGTGTGCTGGAGGTCGTGGAAAACAAAGTAAAAGGCGCACCGAGTATCGGACCGCGCAAGCTGGGAAACAAGCTTCTTGCAGCAAAAAACATCGCGCTGGAAGTGCATCTAAAGATGGTAAAAGACCATATAGAAGATGCAGAAGGAAGATACAGGCGGCACGAAAGTACCAACAACCTAATGATGATGAGCTTTTGCAAAGGGTATATCACGGCGATGTGTGAAACAAGGTCGATGCTGGAAAGGATGGTAAGCGATGGGTCAACATAAGCACAACCCGACCGCCATTGCGGCGGCAAAAGGCGAGCTGCCGCCGAAGAAGCGGGAGCAGCGGCTGACCAAACGGCAGGCAGAAAGGCTCTTGCGGCTGAAAATTATACGAACAATCGACCCATTCCACGCCTTGCCGGATGGGATGGACGAAGTTATTGCAGGAGGTATGCTTTATGGCTGATTTTATCCGGCGCGAGGATGCGTTGAAAGTTCTATGCAACAACTATGCTTACGCAGCGATGGACGTTATCAAGAGACTGCCCGCCGCCGACGTTGCGGAGGTGGTGCGTTGCAAATACTGTAGACACCTTGGGGCACCCCTTTCTGGCGGATGCTACGATTGCAAAAAATATATGCTGCCGTATTGCAGACCTGATGATTTTTGCAGCCACGGCGAGTATCAGACAAATACAGGAGGTAGCAATAATGTGGCTGATTGATGCGAACCGGCTATACGACGCAGCAGAAGAAAAGTACATGGAAGATCGGAGCAAAACCGAGAATGTTATCACGCGCGTAATGTTGAGCCAAGCGCGACAGAAAATTCAGGAGCTGATTGCATATGCACCCTCGGTAGACGCTGAACCGGTCGTGCGTTGCCAAGATTGCAAGAATTTCCGTCGGAACGAAGAAAATGACCCGTACTGCGCAGATCGGAGAGGGCTTTCAGACCCGGAGCCTGACGGGTATTGCAGCTACGGAGAACGGAGGGAAGAATGAACATTACACTTTTGAAATATCCAACCGATGAGGACTGGGCGCTTGCAAAACAGTGCGCTTTGGTTACCATCGGCAAAGAGATGAAAACAGCACCGGACATGGAGTGGAAACACGCCATTCTCCGGGCGCGGCATAGCCCCATTCGGACGTTACAGTTTGCGTTTTATCTTGAGGGCGTGCCGTACTGGGTAAGCACTCATTTAGCCCGCCACGTCCACGCACAGCCGTTTATCCGCAGCCAGCGCAACGACCGGCAGGACGAATACGATCGGAACGCAGCGCGGCAGGACGCGCCGGTAGACATGATCTGGTACATGAATGCCGAAGAGCTGATGACCATTGCAGAAAAGCGGCTTTGCAGGCTGGCGGCAAAGGAGACGCGCGAGGCTGTGAAAATGATGTGCTGCCTTGTAATCGACAAATTGCCGGAGTTCAAGGGGCTGTTTGCAGCACATTGCGCGAAATACGGTGATTGCGACGAGATGAAGCCGTGCGAGACCGGAAGGAGGCTGCAAGGTGGGAACAATTCTTGCGATTGACCCCGGCAACATTCAATCCGGCTATGTGCTGGTGGAGCACGATGGGAAGGAAATCCGGAAGGTGCTGGACGTTGGTAAAGTTCCGAACGAGGAGATTTACAGCGTTTTTTTCAGCACGTATGATCATCTGGCAATCGAAATGGTGGCGGGTATGGGTATGCCGGTCGGGCAGGAGGTGTTCGACACCTGCTTCTGGATTGGACGGTTCTGGGAATTTGCGACGTTATACGGCGTGAGCCATCCGCCGCAGAAGATCTTCCGCCGAGAAGAAAAGCTTTACTTGTGCGGCAGAGCGTCGGCGAAGGATGCGAACATCAGACAAGCCCTCGTCGACCGCTACGCGCCCGGTCAGCCGAATTATGGGAAAGGAACAAAAAAGAACCCGGGTTTCTTTTACGGGTTCGCAGCCGACATGTGGGCGGCGATGGCTGTAGCTGTGACGTATTTTGACAAGTACATAAGGGGGATACAGCTATGAGCACAATGAACGATCTGGCAAAGCGTATTCGCAGAAGCAACAAGGCATATTTTGCCGCCGGTATGGAAGCTGGAAAGCAGAAGGTGACGGATCTTTTCTTTGTGGCGGCGCATGAACTGGGCATGCTCAAAAGCCCGGCGAAGGCAAAGGAACTTCTGGACAAAATGGAGCAGCTTGACGCGGAATACGGCGTGGCATGGCTGGGCAAGAAGGAATCCGACGATGCAATTCACCGGCTGGATTCGAGTCTTAAGAAGCTCTGCGGTCCGTTCTTTCAGTCGTTTTTCGAACGGAACGATACAATTAAGGATTGGTGGGACAAATGAAAATTGTTTTAGATCTGTTGGCGTTCATGCCCACAAGGGCGCATGAATATGACGCGGGGCTTGACCTGTATTCGGCGAGCGACGACGTTTACATCTACCCCGGAGAAAGCGAATTGTTTGACACAGGCGTGCATGTCCAGCTGCCGAAAAACACCGTGGGATTTCTCAAGAGCAAAAGCGGTCTGAACGTCAAGCACGGAATCACAAGCGAAGGGGTCATAGACGTCGGCTACACCGGAAGCATCATGGTCAAGCTCTACAACCACGGAAGCAAGCCTTACAAGGTCTGTAGGGGCGACAAGATCTCGCAGCTTGTTATACTGCCCTGCATCCTGCCGGAGCTGGAAGTGGTCCCCTCGCTCGAGAAGACGGAACGAGGGGAAAATGGGTTCGGGAGTTCGGGGAGATAGGAGGCTGATGCAAACGGAGGACAAGGCAAGCGTGTTCCCAGAAAGGCTGAGAAAACTGAGGGAACGAAAAAGAATAAAACGATACGTTCTAAGCGAGCGATGCGGTTTGTCAAGACCGATGGTAGGAATGTACGAGCGCGGAGAAGCGGAACCCACATTGTCTGTGTTACTATGCTTTTCTGAAATATTCGACGTATCGCTTGATTATCTTGCTGGGAACGAAAAGTAATAGTTTTTGAAAGTATATTTTCAAAATAGCCCTAAAAATACGGTAAAATGGAAGCGTAGAGGTGTATCCTCTGCGCTTTCATCCTTCTTACGGCTACGCAGCGGACTGCGGAACCTCCTTTTTCTTAGCTCCACCGGGAACCGCAATCCGGTGGAGCGTGAAAAGGAAGATTGGAAGGGTGAATAAGGAGGGATGAGATGGAAGTAAAGAGTTTGAAACTAGATAGCATTACGCCTTATGGGAAGAATGCAAAGAAACACGATAAACGGCAGATCAACAACGTTGCAGAAAGCATCAAGCAGTACGGCTTTGTTCAGCCGATTGTAGTTGATCGGGACGGTGTGATTGTAATCGGTCATTGCCGCGCTCTGGCGGCAAAGAAGCTGGGCATGGAAGAAGTGCCGTGCGTCTGCGTAGATGATCTGACACCGGAGCAAGTGAACGCCCTGCGGCTGGTAGATAACAAAAGCAACGAGAGCGACTGGGACTTTGACCTGCTGTCGGTCGAACTGCCGGGGCTTGACCTGTCGGCTTTTGACTTTGACTGGGGACTTCGCGACGAGCTGAACGATTCCGTTGTGGAGGATGATTATGATCCTGTTCTTCCGGCAGAGCCTAAGAGCAGACTTGGCGATGTATATCAGCTTGGAGATCATCGCCTTATGTGCGGAGACAGCACGTCTTTGACAGACGTACAAAAGCTTGCGGGGTGTGCAAAGATGGATTTGCTTCTCACGGACCCGCCGTACAATGTGGACTATCATGGCACCGCCGGTAAAATCAAAAACGACAACATGGAAGATACAGCATTTAGGCGCTTTTTAACGGATGCGTTTTCTAATGCAGCAATGGTCATGAAACCGGGTGCACCGTTCTACATCTGGCACGCAGATAGCGAAGGGTATAACTTTCGCGGTGCGTGTAAAGACGCGATGCTGCGCGTCAGGCAGTGTCTGATTTGGGTGAAGAACTCCCTTGTAATGGGTAGACAGGACTACCAGTGGAAACATGAGCCTTGCCTGTATGGGGAGAGTGAGATTGAAGAGGATGCGCATGAGCCTTGCCTATACGGATGGACGGAAGGCAAGAAGCACTATTTCTTTAAGAATCGCAGACAGACAACTGTTCTAAATTTTGACAAGCCCGTTAAGTCTGCGGAGCATCCGACCATGAAGCCGATTAAGCTGTTTGATTACCAGATGCAGTGTTCCAGCAAGCCGGGAGAGAATGTTCTCGACCTGTTCGCTGGCTCTGGCACAACGATCATGGCAGCAGAACAGAACGGGAGACACGCGTACTGCATGGAGTTTGACCCGAAGTATGCCGATGTAATCATTGATCGTTGGGAGAAGTTCACAGGAGAAAAGGCGGTGCTTCTGAGTGACGATTGAAGAAGCACAGGAAATTATTGACAAAACAAATAGTCCGTATTTGAAGAGGGACATGGAGAAGTTTATCAAGCGCCAGCAAAGAAAGGAGGGCGCATATGGCAAGACCGAGAAAAGAAATCGACCAGAAGCAGTTCGAGACCCTTTGTGGTCTGCAATGTACCCTGCTTGAGATCTGCGATGCGCTAGATGTTACGGATAAAACGTTGGATTCCTGGTGTAAGAGAACCTATGGCGAGCATTTTTCCGAAGTATTCGCAAAAAAAAGAGGTAAAGGGAAAATATCACTGCGAAGAATGCAATGGAGACTCGCTGAAAAGAATGCGTCTATGGCTATCTGGCTCGGGAAACAGTACCTCGATCAGAAAGACGTTGTGGAGCAAAACATCAACACGGAGTGCGTCAAGGTGATATTTGATGTCTGACATCCGCCTGTCTGAAAAAATAGGCTCTGCGTTCTACGGTGTGGCGCGTGACGTGTTTCAGCACGGTCACACGCACTACGATTTTAGTGGCGGGCGTGGGTCGTTGAAGTCCTCCACTGTGTCTGTGCTAGTTCCCCTGCTGCTGATAAACAACCCAAACACGCACGCGCTTGTGCTGCGAAAGGTTGCGAATACCATACGCGATAGCGTTTATGCGCAGTACATATGGGCAATCGGCGAGCTTGGCATGGCGGCGTATTGGGAAGCCAAAGTCTCCCCGATGGAGCTGATCTACAAGCCGACAGGCCAGAAGATCATGTTTCGCGGCGCTGACGACCCGATGAAGATCAAGTCTATCAAGGTGCCGTTTGGTTATATTGCTGTTACGCACTTTGAGGAAAAAGACCAGTTTGCCGGCCGTGCCGAAATACGAACGATTCTGCAGTCGACAATGCGCGGCGGATCTAAGTTCTGGAACTTTGAAAGCTATAACCCGCCGATCAGCCGGGACAACTGGGCAAACAAAGATAGCTTAGAGGAACGCGCTGACCGACTTTGCCATAAGTCAACGTATCTTGAAGCACCGCCAGAGTGGCTGGGGCAGCAGTTTATTGACGAGGCTGAACACCTGAAAGCCACTGACGAGCGGGCATATCAGCATGAATACCTCGGTATCCCGGTCGGCACCGGCGGCAATGTGTTTGACAGGCTCGAACTTCGGGAGATCACGGACGAAGAAGTTTCCAGATTCGATAAAATCTATCAGGGCGTGGATTTCGGATGGTTCCCAGACCCGTTTGCGTTTATCCGGCTGCATTACGACAAAGCAAGGGAAACAATCTACCTGCTTGACGAGATATACCAGAATAAGCTTTCGAACGAGCAGAGCGCGACGATAATCAAACAGCGCGGATATGGCAATGAGCGCGTCATCTGTGACAGCGCGGAGCCAAAGAGCGTGGCTGACTTACGGGCAATGGGATTGCCTGCGTATGAGGCGGTCAAGGGACCCGGCTCGGTCGAATACGGCATGAAGTTCTTGCAGAGAAGAACGATTGTCATTGATAGAAAACGGACGCCACATGCCTACGATGAGTTCGTGGGCTACGAATATGAGAGAAACAAAGACGGCGATATAATCAGCGGATACCCGGACGCAAACAATCATTTGATTGATGCGACAAGGTACGCCTTAGAGCCTGTGAGCCGTAGAATGGGAGTTATTGCATGACGGTTATCGATAAATTAAAGGAACTCGGGTATACGACAATCCCAGAGGAATTCTATACATACGTGTCCCTTTGGAAGTCGTGGTACGTCGGCAAAGTCAAGGGGTTCCATCAGTACCGGCGATATAACGGACATAAGTGGACAAAGTGCAACCGTGCAAGTCTCGGCATGGCGAAAAAGGTTTGTGAGGACTGGGCGAACCTCTTGATGAACGAGAAAGTCCAGATCACACTTGAGGGGCAGAAAGAACAGGCGTTCGTTGATAGCGTCCTGACGGAGAACAACTTCACGGTCAAGGCGAACGAAATGCAGGAAATGAAATCTGCACTCGGAACTGTAGCGTATATCCCTCGTGTGGTCGGCCAAGCGGTCAACGAGAGCGGAGAGACCGTTCCGGGCGATGTTTCCGGTATCGCTCTTGACTATGTGACCATTGAGCACATTTTTCCGCTGGCTTGGCAGAATGGCTTTATTTCAGAGTGTGCTTTTGACAGCGTGGTCACACGGGCTGGAAAAAACTATCTGTATTTGCAGATTCACCGGAAAGACGAAAACGGACTTTACGTCATCGAGAACAGCATTTACCGATACGAAAACGAAACGCTTGCCGATGCGCTTTTGACGGATGTTCCGGGCTTTGAGCGAATCCCACCTGTGGTACATACGGGAAGCGACAAGAGACAGTTCGTCATCGACAGACCGAACATCGCAAACAATCTTGACTACCTGCTTCCGGTTGGTATCCCTGTGTATGCAAATGCAATCGACGTTCTGCGCGGCGTTGACTGTGCCTATGACTGCTACGTCAACGAGTTCGAAAACGGCCCGATGATGATGATGGTCAAAATGCCCGCCACAAGGTGGGAAGACGATGAACCGACGCTTGATGACAATGACCGGCGTTTCTATCTGCTTCCGGAGGATACGCAGCAAGGGAACGTGGTAGAGACGATTTCTCCGACACTCAGAACTGAGCAGCTGAATGTAGGCTTGCAAGACCAACTGAACGTTCTTTCCAGCAAATGCGGCTTCGGCGAAACCTATTATCGCTTTGACGGCGGCAGCGTAGCAACGGCCACGCAGGTCATTAGCGAAAACTCCACCATGTTCCGCACAATCAAAAAGCATGAGATAGTGCTGGAGCAAGCACTGGTGGAGCTGTGTCGCATCCTGCTTCGGCTGGGGAATACTGCGATGAACGCCGGTCTGAATGAAGACGTGGAGATCAGCATTGACTTTGACGATTCCATCATCGAAGACAAAGCTACAGACTTCTCCCGCGATATGCAGCTTCTCAGCGCAGGCATCATGAACGACTGGGAGTTCCGCATGAAGTGGATGAATGAGGACGAGGCGACCGCAAAGGCGGCGCTGCCGAAGGCGCAGGACATGGTAACCGAGGAAGAAAAGGAGGTCGAGTAATGGGATTTGGAGAAAACACTGGGACTTTTGGGGTTGTGAAAGATGAGCCGGTATCCATTTACCCCAGAACTCCTTGATGCGCTCCCAGAGGATCTGGCAGAACTGTTCCGAGGATTGGAAGATACGCTTCTCGATGAAATATGCAGTAGGCTTGCGCTGAAAGACCAGCTGAACGAAGTGACTGTTCAGGCAATCCGGTCTCTTCGTTCGCATGGTATCGACACGAAGGAGATTGAAAAAGCAATCCGCAAGACTTCTGTAATCAGTGAAAAGAAGCTCAAGGAGCTTTTTGATGATGTTATTGCCAGAAACCAGAAGTATTACACAGCGGTTATTGACATGGCAGGGCTGACACAGCCTGAAACGCTGGTGAGCGTAGAAGACACGTGGGCGGTTTACGAACAAACTCGGCAAACGTTGCGAAATATCACGCAGTCTATGGGCTTTCTGGTAAACAATGGGCGGACGATGCTTCCGCCCGCTCGTGCGTATCAGTGGGCGTTGGATTCTGCTGTTATGCAGATTCAGAGCGGGGCGATCAGCTACAATCAGGCGATCAAGTCTGCTGTTCAGCAGCTTGCAGGCGGTCTGAAAGTTGTGAATTACGAAAGCGGACACGTTGGCCACATCGACGTTGCTGTTCGGAGAGCTGTCATGACTGGCGTGAATCAGATCTGCGACCAGTACACGAACCAAAGCGCAGAATACCTTGATACGAGATACTTTGAAGTGTCTGCGCACTCTGGGGCGCGTGACAAGCCGGGTGCTTCGCCGTGGTCAAGCCACAAGGACTGGCAAGGGAAAGTCTATTACCAGAGCGAAAGCGGCGAACCTGACCCGCTGGGCCTTTACGATGACCTTGTGGAGACTACCGGCTATGGATATGTCGATGGATTGATCGGAGCCAACTGCCGGCACCACAAATATCCGTTCATCCCCGGCGTTTCCGAGCGGACTTACACAGATGAGCAGCTCAAGCATATCGATGATGGGCTTGGCTGCGAGTTCGACGGGAAGAAGTATACTGCCTATGAAGCAACGCAGATGCAGAGGAGGATTGAACGGCAGATCCGCGCGCAGAAGAGACTGAAAGATGGCTATGAGAATAGCGGGCTTACAGAGGAAGCGCAGGCTGCGAACATCAAGCTCCGGCGGCTGAATGCGAAGTATAAGGATTTCAGCGAAGCGGCAGGGCTTCCAGAGCAAAAGGAAAGA